CTGCGCTATATGCGTCACACATAATTCACCTATAAATACACGTTCATTACTAAACCGCGCACAATAACGCGGCCTACTTTTGAACCCTCAATGACAAGATTGGGCTCTCGATCCCAAAGCCCGATATGGTATTCTCTCCACACATTAACAGGCGTTACGACCAAATCAGAACCAATATCCAAAGTGCTAATAATGTTTTGCCCTGCTACTGTGCCGCTAACAGCTTGATCCCAACTTACTTCCGCAGAAACAAGCCGCTGGTTTTTTCCAATCATAGATCCACTGGCAAATTCTACTTTTGGCGCATGTAGCGTCATATTCCACTGCATTGAATCGCCAATAACAATTTCTGTAAAAGCTTGGCTTGTTGTAAATGCACCTGTTGCGCTTACTGCAATATTTGGCAAGTCATAATAACCGCCTTGTATTTGCAACGTCTGGCTTTGCTGAAAGCTCCATGTTGTTGTCCAACTTGTTCCCGCTGGACTAGCGGTAAGTTTGTTAGAAAAATCTGTTGTCATGTAATTTTCGGTCGAAGTGTCGAACTTCAATAAATAATAGGTCGAACCTCGAAGCGCGATTGCATATAAATCTTCATTTATTGACGCAACAGAAACAAACGTACCTTGGCTTAATTCCCATCGCATCCAACCAAAACTATCGTCCGATCTTGACGCATGTAAGCACAATAAAGCTCCATCTGTGCTATCAACAAAAAACAAATAAGGCGTAGCATTAAACGTATTAGAGCCTTTGTATAAACAAGTTTGTTTTGGCTGCTTAACCCAATCGCTAATAACTGTAGAAGCTGCATTAGACGTGTATTCTGTATCTCGGTTAGAAGATGCAAATTCACGAATAATTGTGCCAATTTTATCAACAAAAAACACACCGCCATCAAATTTTTGCGGGGCTGTATAAGACGAGCCAATTTCAGTACCCGTTACTGCCCTTGCTGATGCTTGCGTAATTGGTTCAAAACTATTTCCTTGAATGTAGATTTCTTCATTATCGGTAAAAATAAGCAAATCATACGCAGATACTAAATGGCGAATACGCGCTTGTTTACCTACCCCGTAAAGCGCAAGCGCATCTGTTGATAAAGCTTCGCCAAGATTAAAGTTTTTATAGTCGGAAAACCTTGATGCCCAAATTGCGTTTGGCAAAAGCGAACTACCGCCCAACCACAATCTGCGCTCATGTATTGCGCAAGCTGTTGGCCATCCTCTAGCTTTAGAAAACGCGGGTTCCTTAATGCCTTTAATGCCGCCTTTAACAAAAATCGTAACATCCGCGCCACCAGTTAAAAGTGTGACTGTGCCGTTTGCTGCGCCTTCAATTTCAAAAGTATCTACATCAACAATGCGCTTAATTGTATAAGCGGCTGCGCCCCCAGATGGCGCTGCGGCTGTTGACGCGTCTGATGCGAACTTAACCGCATGCGTTAAAATAGTAGGCAAACTGTCTGTATCAGAAATGCCAGCAAAAAACACTTGATCGCCAGCTTGTAAGCCATGATTAAAATAGCTGACTTCTACAAGCTTTGAACCGTTGCGAATATAAAACGGATTAACGTCGAGTTTTTTAGCAATATTTCTTTTGACCGTAATATTTGCTTCTGTTTGTGAAGTAACGGACGTTATTTCAACTTCACCGTCCAAAACTTGTAATCTGTTCCCAACCCAATTGTTTGCAGTTCCCGTAAAAAAATTGGCAGAGGTGGTGATTTTTCCCGTACCATTAGCAAGGTCAAAATCACTGGGAGAAAGATTGAGAGCAGTTGCTATATAAGCCCCATAGCCAGAGGACATTCCTTTCGATGTCAAACAGGTTAAAGTTGCGGTTATGTCGCCACTTGCCATTTGAGCAAATGGCGCATTCAAATATGTATCATCAGCCGTAGCTGAAAACTCAAAATCTTCAATTGTAAAACTGGTGCCGCTTAACGTAACAATTTTAGGCGTTATGCTTTCATCTGTAATAACAAGCGTGTTTTCATTATAGGCTATTGATAAAAAAGATAGCGTTGAATCTGTCCATCCTGTGCTTGTAAATGTCGCTCTAGTTGTTAATGTCAAATCTTTAATAAGCAATTGGTCATTTGAAAAATACAGCAAAAACTGCGTTGTATTTCCCTCAGAATAATCCCAAGTTTCAAGGCGCACTTTGCCTGTTAAAGCTTCTTTAACTTCTGTTCCCCAACGCCGCGCAATACGCCCATCGCTAAAACCATCATGTTTTTGGCTTCTTTAAGGCTGGAGGTATAAGACTTTACATCTTGCCTAATACGCAAAGCTGTACCAGTGCGCCCTTTGCGAAAATCTGATCTAAAATCTTGCACCTTTGCCATTAGATTGCTCGATTGGTTCGTCTTGCTTTAAGAAAAAGCTTTGTGTCCAGCCGCTGCGGAGAACGCCCTTGAGCATCCCTTGATCTGGCTTTGAGCATCATGGTTTGTGCCGCTTCGCCTAAATAAGCTGATGTTTGTTCGTCTTGTGTAATGGGCATCGCAAGCGCAGCCGCAAGATGCATAATAAATGCTCTACGAAAATAACCAGGGAATTTATCTGCCCCGACAATATTTGTAACTTCTGCGGTTACAACAGAGCTTGAATTTGCATCAACATTTACAACAATGTTTTGACCAAAACGATCAAAGGCACCAATCGCGTCATCAATGTAAATTGTGTGCAAATTAATGGCCGATGTGGGTAAAACATAAAGCCCTGTCCACGGCGTAGGCGCTGCGGTTGTGCTTCTATTTAATACAACTCGATCCCGCGCAAACCGCCAAGGATAAGAGCAAAGCGCATCCTCGAGGATGTCTTCAAAAAGCTTATTGCCAGTTTTAGCTGGCAATGTGTTTTCGGTAAAAGATGTAATTTCATCAACGCCAAGCTGGGCTAATGCCGCATTCATAACTTTGAGCGATGAATTGGAAACTGAAAGAGGCGTTACAGTCATATAGCCAACCTTGTTTTAAAGAAAGGGGCAAGCAGGCACCCACCCCTTTCAATGTTTCTCCTTCATCGCAGTGCGTAACCTAACCAGAAAGAGTTTTACATCTGCCTCATCTGCCACTGAGACAGATGATCCTATTAAGACGGTGCAGGTGACAAAGTAGAGACTTTGTAAACTCCAGCATCTTCAATCACGATTGCGCCAAGAGACATAGAAGACACAGCAGACCAAGCTGACCGCGTGTTTTCATAATCCCAAATTGTATTAATTTCTTTGTTGACGCCGTGACCAATTGCAGTCCTGTGCCAAGCCATGTTGGTCGCAATGTTTGTTCCCGCCACACCGTGATCGATGTTTGGCATAGGCATCCACATTGTTCCCATCCAGCTTTTTGCAGTTAGGTTTCCTTTGAATGGGAGGTTTTCAGCGGAAACATAATCTGCATTGGCAAACTCAGGAACCTTTAGGAATTGCGCCCAAGCATAAGGGTGCAATGCACAAAAACGGTTTCCATCATCAGGGACTTCATTAACTGAGAATGTTGTTACAATGCTCATCGCTGTATCAAAATCCCAAGCAGCAGTATTATCGCCCAAATCAGATGAGTTTGCGCCAGCTTCAAGAGCGTCAAGAATAACCTCGTCAGTCTTTTTGCCTAATGCTGCAACTTGTGCAGTTGTATGAGCGCGTTTTTCCTCAATGTTTAATTTGAGCAAATCCAGATCATCAACCAATGTGGGAACATAATAGTCCACCATATCGGCTTTTACTTTGCTGTGCGCTGGATCTTGGAACGTATGCTCTGCATTACGTGTTTTAGATTGCGCTGCCAAAGTTCCGAATTTTTGGAAATATACGGATTTAGCTGCAACTGTGCCTTTACGGGTCGTATTCATTAAACGAGAGCCATATTGACGGTACAGCAAGTGAACGTCTGCGTTATATTCTTCAATAAACGCTTGGTCGATAGTTGAGGCCATTTTTACACCTATTAAGTTAAATTTCAGAACGGGATCGGGTGTTCCTCAAACTAACTCAACGGGTATTCCTATGCGGAGCCGCCTTGCGTTTTTGGGGCCGTATAAGAGGTATTCATGTAAAACTTTACATACCCCTCAAAATCAATCTGTGCTTTTAAATCTAATATGTCAAAACCTAAATGTTGTAGCCACTTTATACGCTTACAACTAGATGTGGGAACAATATTACCAAATCCATCCCAATTAGGTTTTTCTGTCTCTATAAACTTTTGGCATAACCGCGTCATTTGACGCCAATATTTATCGGCAAGGTTTGTTCCTAAAAGCCAGATAATACCAATGCTAGAATTATCAGGAACAGCGTTAATACCGCCAACAGCCACAACTCTGTCATTTGCCCACATCGTTACATAATTATCGGAAATACAGCTTGTAATCATCTGGCTGTAAATATCTGTGCCAGTTGTTTGTATTGCGTAAGCCAGTTCATCCCTGTCTGACTTACGCATATATTTGTATAGCTCCAAAACATCATAAAGAGTGCTTGGAGCTAAAATAAATTTAACTTCGCGCTTGCTGGTCTGCAAAAGCTTGCCACCTTGATCTAACCATAGCCGTATAATCTTCATCTTCGCCAAATCGTGAATCTGCTTGCATATTGCGGATTTCATTGCGCGATAGCGGCTTGGGTTGCACAGAAGTTCCAACATCATCAGGCGCAAAGCCTCTCGATGCACCTTTGTTCATCATGCTTTCCATAAGCTCAACGCCTTGGGCTGTTGTCATCATTTTGCTAACAGCATCAAAATGTTTTTCGTCTATATTAGACGTTA